TTATTTGTCGTCATCTTGAGGGAGCTTAGGGTAAAGCACAAGTTTAAAATCGTCGAGTCTTTGCCATTTTTCTTTCGTATAAACAGCCTTTTCTAAAACTGACTTTAGGAGGCTGTTCTTTTTTTGTGGATCATCTGTTTTGAAATATAGATCTAACACATGCTCGACTTGAGGAATTGTATCTTTCTTCACTTTTTCCTTTGTTATTTCTGTTTTAATTTCTTTTCTGAGGTTTTCCATCGTTTCAGTAATCTCATTAATACGATTGGAAACAACATTAGAACGTTCTAAAAACATATCAACAGTATAAACACCACGCTCTAATAAATCGTGTAAATTATTTTTTTGTTTTTGGACATCCACTAACTCTTTTTCAAGTTTTCGTAAAGCAGTCTCGTTCATTTGAATAATTTGTGTTTCTTTTGTGCTTTCATCTTGCTTATTTTTTTCAAAATCAGCTTTATAATTGATGTACCATTCTTTTAATGCTTCGAGTAAACGTTTTTCGATTAGTTCTGTATAACTGGATTTATTTTCACAACCACGATGTTTACAATCCATTGTATGTTTTCGATTTTTTGGATATCGTTGTACCATGCTGTATCCACATTTTCCGCATCTGATAATCCCAGCTAACGGATTCTTTAATCCATTCGTATTATAAGGAACGTGATACCTCGTATTTAATTTCTCCTGTGCTTTTTCGAATAAGCTTTCTGGGATAATCGGATCATGTTTTCCATCCGCAATAATCCATTCTGATTTATCTTGCCTAGTGCAACTACGTTTCGTTGCATCCGGACGTTTCACTTCTTTTCTTTTTTGCCATGTTACCTTTCCGATGTAAACATTATTTTTTAACATGTCTAATATACTGTATGGGTTCCAATCGTTACCTAACTTACTTTTGTAGCCAAGTTCATTTAATTTCCGCATAATAGCATTCGCACCCATATCTTCATTGGCATACCATTCAAAAATCATTCTTACAACAGAAGCTTCTTCTAAATTAATCGTTAACGTACGCTCACGCTTATTTAAGCGATGGATATCATATCCGTATGGTGCATGTGTACCAAGGTAATTACCAGCCTCTACACTTGCTATGCGGCCACGTTGCATACGACGAGTAATAATCTTTAATTCCTTACGTGCCATAAACGCTTCAAATTCGCTGTATTCTTCGTCCCACTCATCATTAAGGTCATAAGTCTTTCTAGGCGTCATAATCTTCGTATTCGAGCGTTTGAACGTTTCTAAGATGATTCCTTGTTCTTTCATACCACCACGACCTAAACGGTCCATATCCATGCAAAGAACAACATCATATTTGTTATCTTCAATTTCTTCAAGCAGCGCTAACATCTCAGGACGTTTTACTAAGCTCTCGCCAGATACGATTTCCTCACGGACAGATAAAACATTTAAGTTCATTTCCTTGGCAATTTTCAGCAGGGTAGAGCGGTGCTTTGCTAAAGTTTCGCCTTCACCACGTGCTTCGGCTTCGAGATCGGCACGGGATTTACGTAGATAGATTGCGGTTTTCATAGTTAGACCTCCTTATTAGTAGTTATTATACGAAAAGTAAACTAGCAAAAGAAGTGATTATAAATAAAAGCCCTTATAAAAGGGCTCTATTTATTTGAAATTACTCCAGATCGATTACTTTTTACACGTTCATATTTTAGATACACTTGGGAAGAGAAATCGCATACATAGAAAACATTATAGTTATCATTTGGTTCAATTGAGCAGAGTATTTTTTTGTCATCAATCACATATTTATGAATTATTTTCTTGTCTTTAATTTCTTCCTCAGGCACTATGGTAATAAGAAATTTCGGTTGATTTAATCGATTACGTTGTAGGATTATAAAAGTACATATCATAGCTGACAAAATTGGGTAGGCAATAAGAAATTCTATAAGATTGGTTTCTGTATTATGGAAAATAACACTATCAAATAATGAACAATAAAAAGGTAATCCAAGGATTATATGACCAAAAACAAAATATGTAGAGTATTTGATAGTATGCTTTTGAACTTCATTAAAACAGGAGACAATGTATAAAAGTACCATTGAAATTAAACTTAAAAAGAAACTAGCTTTTATAGTATTTAGAAAAAAATTTATCACTAAATCTTTTTCTATTGATAAAGTATTCGATATGTCTCGAATACTGTTAAAAGCGTTATGACCAACTACATGTATTAAGATAGAAAACCCGACATATAAGCATGAAGTAATTAAAAGTGTACCTAGAATAAAGTTAAGGATTTCTAGTTTAGCTCTCTTTACTTTGTCGAAAAATAATTTATCAAAATCATTTGTTTTGGTTAGAGTAATAAAGTGATTAAATAAAAGTAAGAAAGCAGATACTACTGTAGTGATTGAAGCGACAGTCTTCCAAAAATTTTCGTTTGCAAATTCTGTCATCAAGTGGTACTCTCCTTTCGCCTATATTTATTAACTCTTTTTTATAATTTGGAGCAATATTATATTTTTATTGAACAATAACGAATTTTTCAAAGAATGCTTTACGTTTAATTTTGTTATAAACATATGGAGTATTAAATTTTTTTACCCAGGATTGATCTTCAACTTTTAATTCCTCGATTTTAAATCCAATGTATTCATTTAATGATTTTCTATCTAAATTGGTACTATAAGTTTTTCCGTCGAATGGAAGAGTCATTGTTACGGCATTCAAATCTGGAAATTGTCTTAGTAATCTAGCTGGTTCACTTACAAACATTTTCTCAATGGCATCTCCGGATGAAAAATATTGCTTATATTGAGCTTCAGTTATGTTACTATCAGCTTTTACAGATTTATAAGATTCATAGGAATCATAGAACATAATTTCAGCTTCATTATTATTAAGCTTCATATCTTTAATAAAATTTCCGCCTCTAATATTTTGAGCATAGGAAACAAATTCTTTTTGCTTTTCCTCAGCTTTTTTCTGTTCTTCTAATTTCTGTTGTTCTTCCTTCTTTGCTTTTTCTTCTTGCTCTTTTTGCTGTTTAAGTTTTTTCTCTTCCTCCTTTTTCTGTTCTTTTAATTTCTGTTGTTCTTCTTCTTTTGTTTTTTCTTCTTGCTCTTTTTGCTGTTTAAGTTTTTTCTCTTCTTCTTTTTTCTGTTCTTTTAATTTCTGTTGTTCTTCTTTTGTTTTTTCTTTAGTCTCTTTCTTTTCCTCAGCCTTTTGTTTCTCGGCTCTTTGTTTTGCAAGTGCTTCTTTTTCTTGTGGCGTTGTGTTCATATCAACGCCTACCAAAGAAACGATTGATAAAATAAAAGCTATTCCAGTGAATTTCAAAACCTTTTTCGCGCTTGGATTTTTTTTGAAACGAAATACTAATGAGGTAATTAATAAAACGAAGGTAGCTATAATTGCTATTACAAATAAAAGTGAAAAAAATATTTTCATTGTTACAACTCCTAACTTGTAAAGGCAGATTTTAATTTCCTATTAATAGGTTTTTAAACATGCAAAGTTCTTTGGCACTCCATGAATTTCAGCAATATCTTGAATTGAAAGATTTGTATTTCTGTAATCATAAATTAAATCATCTGTTAATAGTAACTCCACAGCAAATGTATTTGCTTCAACTTCAAAACGATCTACGGAAAAGAATGTTTGATTACGTAAGAAGGGAGTATTCGCTTTAGGGTGAAGTAATGCGTGTCCTAGCTCATGGGCACAAACAAATCGTTGTGTTATTTCGTCAATTTGATTATTAATATGAATAAATTTAATTCGTTTATAAGTGTTGTAAAAACCAAGGGTGTTCCCTAAGTCTTCATACAACACATAAATATTTTTTTGCCTGGCAATTTCAAAAGGGTTATTTGTTTCATATTTTTTTGCGATATTTAGTACGTATTCTTTGATGTCCATCTAATTTCGCTCCATTCAATCTTTTTTATACTTGTTTGGAGTGAATTTTTGTTTAGCTAATTGTTTTGCCATACGCATTGAGTTTTCTAAAGAAATTCGAATCATTTCTTTTGTATGTTCATCAATTGGTTCTCCATCAAACATTAAGGCCTCATTGTTATTTTCCAATTCTTCTAGTGTTTTTTCTAAATCACGTGCAATATCACGTTCTTCTTTAGAAGTTAATGTAATATTTGTTGGTTTACTAAGATAGCCAATTCCCTCTAATAAATCAGCTTTATCCTTATTTATTGCTTTGGCGATTTGCTCGATAACAGTTAATGTTGGCTCTACAGGTTTACCATTTCGAGGATCTACACCTTTTTCTAATTTATCTATGTAAGAGTGACTTAATTGACAGCGTGTAGCAAATTCTCGTAATGACAAGTTATGTTCCTGACGGTATTCTCGTATCATCATGCCTAATGTTTTCATAGTCTGTTCCTCCTTGAATACAATTGTAATCTATCGTTTACAAAAAAGCTAAAAAAACATTGTATTTCATGGTTGACGTTATGTATTCAATGGAGTGCAATTTATTTTGTAATCAAATGAATACAAGGTGGTGATTAAGTGAATCGTGTAGCGAGTGCTCGTAAACAACTGAATATGTCACAAGATATATTAGCTAAAAGAGCAAAGGTATCGAGACCTTATCTGTCTAATATTGAAAATTTAAAGGTTCAGCCTAGTGTTGGAGCGGCAATCAGAGTTGCTAAAGCCTTAAATAAACGAGTTGAAGATATTTTTTTAGATAATATGTAAACTATGGTGCACAAAAGAGGTGGAAAGATGACAGCGATTCAAATGGCAGTACCAACAGATCAGCAGCATACAAATGTAAAAAGCACTTCAAGAGGTGACATCATGAGCCAACAAGAAGAATATGCAGCGTCTTATGAATTCGGGAAAACGAAAGTTTATGTTGTGGCTCCTGAACCTAAACCACAAAAGGAAATTGATAAAATCCTTCAAGCATATTACGAGGCTGGTTGGGCCATCATCAAAGAAATGCAAGCAAAAGAAAGTATCGAGGATTAATTCCTCTTTTTTACATAAAAAATAGACAAGTTATGTATTCTATAAACTTTATTGTAATCCTTTGACAACTTAATACGGAGGCGAACAAATATGGGAACAAGTATATATTGCAATTCGTCTATAGGCGGATTGCTACGTAATGCTAGAGAATGTTGTGAAAATGCACATTATCGAACAAAGAAAGGTCTAGCAGAGTATCTCGGCATTACTTACGAACGTTTAAAAAATATTGAATCTGGTTTTTCTAAAGTGCCTTTTGAATTAGCAATGGATTGGTGTGATGCAACAGGAGCACCATTAAATAAACAGGCAATTAAACATATTTACGGTGTAGGATTACCACCAACAGATCCTCGTTTAACAAGCGATGTAAATTTACAACTTATGAATTACATAAAGCAAGCCGAAGAGGGGATTGCGGCAGCGAAGGAAATCATGAATTTACAAATTACAACACGCTCATGGAAGTTGGATGAAAAGAAGAAACATGAATACGCAGTTCATGCAAAAGAAATCTTCGATACAATCCAAGCTACTCAATGTGTGGTACAAGCTCTTGAACAAGTACACTTTGGCATTATGGAACAAATACAAAAAAGCTGGTTGCAAAAGGCTATGTCAGAAAACGTTATTATTCAATCGGTGGATAGCTTAATGACTTTAACAAAAGTTTTGTAAAGGAGGAAATGTAAATGACAGTAGATTACAAGAATCCAAGCTTAAGAGAATATAAGGAACTAATTCGTTATGATGCAAAATTAACTGGTGAAATAAAAATAGCTAAAACATTTGGTGATGATAAAAAGTCAGGAGAATTACAACAAGAGAAAAAGTTAGTAGGAATTCGAATCAAAATTATTGAGGCATCATTTACTTTAAAACATAAATGGGCAAAAGAAAAAGCTACCGCCTAGACAACAGTAGCTCGCAATATATTCTACAAAGTAATTATACCATTTTATTTATTATTTGGACAAGCCACTGTGCTTGTCGTTATGACCAGAAAGGATTGTTATCCAACCCCTTTAAAGATATCCCTTTCTGGTTGTAACGATGCGTACAGCATCCATTTACATAGAAAAGGGGTGGAAACCATGACAACTGAATATAATTGTCTTCATGATCTTGTTCTTCTAGGAGACTTTTCGTTTGCAAATGAACTTCATGATTGCATGAATACATGCATTTACAACATGTTCAACGCTAAATCTCATGAGGAAGCGAATTTCTGGGAAGAAGAACTTAATCGCTGTGTAAAAGAGTTCAAAATGCTTCGTAATGTAAAAGAAGAACATGAAGTATCTAAAAGTTATTGTGTGATTATTAAAGGATCTTGTTCTAAAGGTGTTAACGCTTCGCTGGTAAGTCATAGGAAATAAAAAATCTATCACTTTGCCGAGTGATAGATAAATAGCGGTTGGTAAATTTTAGTTAAGTTAATTATACCAAATCATAAACGTTATAACAATGGAGTGTATTGTATGCTTTTAGACAAAACATTACATAGAGTGTTGTTAAATCCCAAGGTTGTCCAACAGGTAAAGTCAGAACAGCACCTTGTTTATTTAGTAAAGCAATATCTTAAAAAGGTTATAAAAATTATCGCTTATTACGTATAGAGGACGGATTTGCGATATGTAAACGGAAGGATGAATAACATGGCAGTTTATAGACCAGTACAAGTTTCATTTTGGCAGGATGCAAAAGTTATTGAGGAGATGACTCCAGAAGATAAATTATTCAATCTGTATCTTCTTACAAACCCATGTACTACACAAATTGGTGTATATCAAATTACAAAGAAACAAATGGCTTTTGATTTAGGATACTCCATGGAAAGTATTAATGCACTCTTAGATCGTTTTGAAAATCATCATAAATTGGTTAAATACAATCCAGAAACACGAGAACTAGCAATTATCAATTGGGGTAAATATAACCTTAATAGAGGCGGTAAACCAATTGAAGATTGTGTTCGCAAAGAACTTGATGGAGTAACAGATATTAGTCTTATTAGCTTAGTAACTCCAAAAGTTAAAAATGATAAAATTCGTGCTATTTTCGAAGATTTTCTTGCTGTTAACGATACGTGCCACGATACGTCCACGATAAGTGGGGAAAAAGAAGAAGAAAAAGAAAAAGAAGAACAACAACAAGAAGAACGTGCGAATGCGGAAGAGGTTGTTGTTAATCCAAGTTCTTTTTACGAGCAAAACTTCGGATTCATTACACCTTTTATCGCAGAAGGCATTAATGCATGGGTAGATGACTTAAATGCAGAGTTAGTTGTTAAGGCAATGGAGATTGCTTTAGAGAAAAATACTAGAAACATGTCTTACGTAAATACGATTTTACGAGATTGGCATCTTAAAGGCTTGAAAACAGTAGGTGATGTTGAGGCAGCTGATAAAGCATTTCGTGATAAACGAACAGCACAAGCAAAGCAACAACCTGTATATCAATCGGCAGCTATGTCTGAATCTACTAAGCAAGTGTTACAGCAGCAGGAATCATGGAAACAAAACATTCCTACAGACGAGGAACTTGCAGCACTTAACCAACAGAATGGATGGATGATGCAATGAGTAACGAAGTCATTCGCAATGTAGAAGCGGAGCAAAGTGTCTTAGGTAGCATCATCATGGAAGGGGAACTAATAAAGGATTGTCAGTTAAAACCAAATCACTTTTCTCTTCCAACACATCAAGCCGTTTTTAAAGCAATGAGAGAGCTTGAAGATGCTGAAAGTCCTATAGATCTTGTGACTGTAGTTGAAAAATTGGATAGTTTTATAAATCAAATTGGTGGCATTCAGTTTTTAGTTAATTTGGCTGAGAGCGTTTCGACAACAAAAAACTTTTCGTATCACGAAGGTCTTGTGATAGAAGCATGGAAAATGCGACATGCTCAAGAGGTAGCTGGTGATTTATATAAACGTCTTCAGAAAGACAAAGATATTAGTGCGATCAGCAATACAATCGATGAACTAAATGCGATAGAGGAAACAGGTTATTCAGGTGAGTTTGATTTAAAAGAAACGCTTGTTGGACTATATAAGAAAATGCAAATCGATGTTGGTGATTTAACAGGTATAAACACTGGGTACAACGATTTGAATCGAATGACTTCTGGATTACAAGCAGGAGACTTAATCATTGTTGGTGCACGTCCAGCAATGGGGAAAACAGCATTTGTATTAAATGTTACTTATCATGCCGCAAGTTCGGATACAGCAGTTGGAATCTTTTCGTTAGAGATGGGAGAGGAACAATTGCTCAAACGAATGATTTCTAGTGCTGGTAACGTTGATGCAACCAAAATGAAAAATCCTAAGAAGCTTTGCAATATCAAAGATTGGGAAAAAATCAGCCAAGCAATGGGATTGATTAACAATCTCTCACTGGAAATATACGATAAGGCAAATGTAACAATGCAAGAAATTTATGCGAAAACCAGGAAGCTGAAACGTAAGCATCCTGATAAAAAGGTATTAATAGCGATTGATTATTTACAGCTTATTGTTGGTGATCCAAAGCATAGAGGGAATCGTATGCAAGAGATTGGCGAGATTAGCCGGAAGCTGAAACTGATGGCTAGGGAATTGGATGTATGTGTAATTGCTTTATCACAGTTAAGTCGTGCTGTTGAGAGCAGACAAGATAAACGTCCTCTGTTATCTGATTTACGTGAGACAGGACAAATTGAGCAAGATGCTGATTTGATTGCATTTTTATATCGTGAAGATTATTACGATGCAGAAACAGCGAATAAAAACATAACTGAAATTATTCTGGCCAAGCAGAGAAATGGTCCTGTTGGTACAGTTGAACTTGCATTTATTAAAGAGTTTAGCAAATTCATTAATTTAGAGAGAAGATATGATAACCAACGGGAGGTACAGTGATGTTATTAAGACAGGAAGTTGAACGACGGAAATTGCTCATTATTCGTAAATTACTTAGTTTAGGGTTATCTGAAATAAACGAGAAAACATTAGATCAATTAACATTAACTCAACTTGAAGGGATTTTAACAACAGGCTTGCATGTATTGGAGGGACAGAGCGATGCCAAAGCAGCTAACAATATTTGATGTTGAGCCAGTAGTAGCATTTGATCCTAAGAAAGCGCATATGCATCGGTTGAATTCTCAAGTACGTTTTGCTGATGTGGTTGTTCAAATACCAAGCCAAGCAAGGGCAGTTGATGAGCTAAAGCTTACCACAGCTCCTAGTGAGAAATATGAAATGTTTGAGGAATATACAATTGGGATTTGGCGTTATAAGCGAGCGGAGGATAAACAATTTGAATGGGAAAAAGCCGAAGAACTTTGTAAGAAGGCAAGAGATAATAAAGAACCGATATCAATACGACTTCATCTATCCTTGGAACAATCATTTATTCCAGAAAACGTTGTGCAATATTTATAGGCAAATAAAAAAGCCAAGATTGCTCCCGACATAATTATTCGACAAAGTAATTATAACACATATAGGAGTGGTTTCGGTGGCAATTATCAAGGAAAACATTGCAGAAATGAAGGCTGAAATTTCATTAGTAGAAAATATGATTTATGTTGTGAAAGATGGACAAGTTCATCCAATAGAGCCACCCACAAGTGGTCACGGGGAACAGTCCTTTGTATATAAAAGTGGAAAAGTAACTCGTATGGATGAACGGAAGACGCAGTTGATTTAATACCAAATTTGAATTTTGTAGAAAAGCAGAATAAGGAAAGATGAGTAGATTATTAGCGAAATCCAACCCTAATCATTTCTTCATCCTCTATTTCAATTACGAATCTATATTCTTTATCTAATAACCAGTAATAAAAACTGACTGCATCAACGTCAGCTAGTGATTGGAATACATTATCAAGATTTGTACCTACTACAGGGATTTCATAGTTATCCCATAGTATAAAAATCTGTTCATTAAAATCTAGTTTGTGTGCTCTAATAAGGGAAATTAGTCGTTCTTTGTTTGGAACTACTAATTGATTGTCTATCTGTTCCCAATCTATTTTTCCAGAGACAGTTATAGGAAATGATTTTATTAAATTAGTAGCAATCTGCTGGCTTTTTCCCTGAGAGAAAATTAAAGTTTCGTCTCCTAGGGATTCAAGACATTCATTAAACAAAGGATTTGTATTATTCCTGTTTTTTGTTTTCAGTGCTCTTAACTTTTGTTGCATTTGCCATCGTCTTGAGGATCTATCATTCATTTTATCAATCCTTCTACAATTAATTAAGAATCAGTATAGCATATAGAAACAGTACTTAGGAAAGGAATTTTTTAAATTATGAACTAAACAAAAGCGTTATTTTATATTGAAAAATCCCTTGCAATTAAGGGGGATTTGGGTAAACCTTTATGGGGAGCTATTCTTTAGATAATGGGATTCTTACAGCTTCAAGTCTTTCGTATTCGATAGGACAATGAATAGGAAGTATGATGGACTCTAAAGTTTCGTTTGCTAGAGATTGTTTGAAAATTACTTCACCAGAAGGAGAGAAAAATGTAAATTGGATTTTCGTGTCAGGAGGAATTATTAATTTTGGTGATTTATTTTCCATGTTAATCAACTCCTAAAGTATTTGATTTTCTAAGAATTCCAAAGCGCATTCGATAAATATATATATGAATGCCTTTTCGAGAGCATTACTTTAGTAAATTGAGAAACTTAATAAAATAGTTATTTTGTAGCAAATAAAAAAGAGCACACATATAAATGTGCTCTTAGAAAAATAGGTTCTTATGAGAGAGGGTCTCCATACAATATCATATGCTTGTCTTATTTAAAGGTTCAAAAAATCAGCAAAAATGCTATTTGATATCTGACTTGTATATGTAAAAAGGGCATCTTTTTAAGATGCTCCTAGAAAGAGAGTTCTAATGCCTAATAGGTTTTCACTTATTTTTATATGTATACGTTGGTGTCGCTGTAAGCGTGAAAATTAAATAATTGAAATCACAATATGTATACGCAAAAAAGAGCACTGGTATGCAGTGCTCTTCAAAAGATAGGTGTCAAAGAACACTGAGCCAAAGTGCTCTTTGAATCAATGAGTAGTATAAGATATGCTAATCTCAAGAAGGTGTTAACAAAATTATAAAAAAGCCCTCTATAAAAGTCGAGCGTATGAGTGAATATGCCTCATTTCCATAAGTTACAGCTATGGTATAAACGAGATTTGAAATGTTATACAGGGATGAAAAGGATGAATAATAAAAAATTCATTTTGGTATTTAGATTTTTGTATCAGAAAAGAGCACTTTCGAATAGTGCTCTTTAAGGAGCTAGTTAACATTTGTATGTAGATTATTAATATATGTGTGTATCAGTTAAAGGTGAAAATAAAAATTGCATTTTAAATAAAAGAGCAGCTAGCAAAAGCTAACTGTTCGGCTCCAAGGTATCTCCAAAAGGGGGACGGAGAAAGAAATTTAAATGAGTTTTGGCATACAGCCTATCTACATTATTGACGGAATACTCGTTAAATAAACGTGAGGATATTTTTAATAGTAGTTTTTTAAAACACTTTTAATTTAGGGCTGATTCCAAAAAAGTGAAACACTAACAAAATATAATGTTATTAAAAGAGCAGTTCCTATAAGAATTCCTATGAGAACACCTATAAAAATCTTTGTCCATAAATTCTTCATCAATAGACCTCCTTTATGAAGAATATTAACATCTATCCAGAAATTGAACAAAATAATCCTTTTAAAAATTACTAAGACGAAAGAAAATGATATAATAATAGAAATTAAATATTTAGTCCTACTGGAAGAACCAGCGGACATCAAACTATTAAGAGTAATAACAATATTGCTCTGTGGTTTGGTGTCCGCTTTTTTTATTTTCATTAATAAAATAGATAAGGAGTGTTTATATATATGACACAATTGACATTCTTACCAAAAATCGACCGTAAAGCAACACAATCTCGATTAGAAGAGGTTCTTGAAAACGTTCGTATTTATAGACAATTTGGGATGATTAGAAATGAAATGAAGGTTACAGCTTCAGGTGAGATAAGATATCATGGACCAACAAATGTAGTAGGGAAACCAGCTGAAGATGTTGCTTTAGCGAATATAGGATTAAGTATAAGAGAAGAAAGGTTAAAACGCCTATCTTTTCAGATCGACAAGGCATTAAGTAGGTTTAGTAAGAATCAAAGAGACATTATTATAAAACGTTATTTAGAAGATGAAGAAGTTTTTGATTATATGGTTTATAACGAGATTGGCATGAGTGAGCGCACATATAGACGTAATAAGTCTAATGCTTTTTATAAACTAGCTTTCGCTCTGAGATTAGAAGCATATGAGGTAGAAAAGCATTATGGAGGGGGTGATCTATGAATTTTGTCCAACCTATTCGAGAGCCAGAGCAAATACAACAAATTAAAGAATATCTAAAGGAAAATAATGAACGCAATTATATTTTGTTTGTAATGGGAATTAATACAGGTTTACGTATTAGTGATATTTTAAAGCTACGAGTTGGTGATTTAAAAGGTAGCCATATTTCAATGAGAGAAAAGAAAACAGGCAAGCAGAAACGTATTCAATTGACACCAGCATTAAAGAGAGAATTGCGATGGTACATTGAAGAAAGGGATGATAATGATTACTTGATTAAGAGCCGTGAAGGAAAGAATAGACCGATTGGGCGCAGTATGGCATATAAGATACTTAGAAGTACGGCAGCGGAATTTGGATTAGATGAAATAGGAACTCATACACTACGTAAGACATTTGGATATCATATGTATATGCAGACAAAGAATATCGCTCTACTTATGGAGATATTCAATCATTCATCCGAAAGAGTCACATTAAGATATATTGGTGTTAACCAAGATGCAATGGATAAGGCTATGACTAAGTTCAAGATATAGCAAACATCCTTTTTCTTTTTTGTTTTTTTACAGTTAACCATTTTTTATGTGTTGTGTAACTCAAAATGAAAGGATTGATAAAGTTAAGCGTGACAAGGGATTTAGGAATTGGAGCAGTTACACAAAATATAAGATATGGGTAAGTGAAGCGACGGTATAAAAAAGAAGCGTTGTTCGTTAAATGGACGTACCACTCTATTACCATCAAGTTAAGAAATTCATTGAATAGTATCCGTTTTTATATAATTATTATTGATTTTGAAAAAATAAAAAATCGCCTTATTAAAGGCGATTCATAGTTTATTCATTTTGCATTTTTTTGATGAATAAGTATCTTTTTAAGTTAAATGCAATGTTCTACATTAACGTCTTTCTGGTTCTTTTTCTTTTCTTCTAAGACCGAATAAACCTACTAGTCCTAATAAACCAAGCCATGCCCAATTATTATTTTTACGATTATTATTCAAATCATTTGTTGTATTCACATTTCGAGTTCTAGTATCATAATTAACTCTATTCATGTTATCGTCATTAACTCGAGTTGTAATATTATTATTGTTAACTCTATCCGTATTATATCCATCGTATTCAGCATGGACGCTTGTACCAAAAATCAAAATAGTTAGTAATAGGGCACCTAAAATAGATGACAGTTTTTTCTTCATGGTTTTCCCTCCTTTCATATTTAGTAATGTCTCCAGTTCCTTTAGACAATATTCGTTTAAGAATATATAAATTCATTTGAGTTAAAATTATGATAAATATCTTTAATTTCTATTATTAAAAGTACTGATAATAATGGATTATGTTAATTGAAATATATGTGTTATTTATATGAATAATTTTTTTGTAGCAGTACATTCTATAAGGTGTAATTACTATATATGGGTAAGGTGTGCCTTATGAGTTATAAGAACTTATTTTCTTTAACCCGGAACATGGTTGGGAAAATTTTTTCTATAGTAAGAGTTGTTATTAAAAGTTTAATTTCTTTAAGGAGGAATATTTTAATGGGTGTTTTAAGTGGAAATCCACAAAATGAACCAATGCACTACGGAGAAGTCTTTGGGATTTGGAGTTATCTTGCAGCGGCACAAGGTGCAATTGCTGGATATCAAGTTCTTATTAACCACACAGGAGACGAGGATTTAAAGAAATTTTTAGAAAATCTTGTAGAGAATGATATCCAATCAGAAGTTGAAGAATTAAAAAATTTATTAAAATTAAATGGTGTTGCATTACCACCAGCACCTCCAGAAAGACCAGTTGCATCTATTGAAACGATTCCTCCAGGTGCTCGTATTAATGATGCAGAAATTGCAGCTAAAGTTTCCATGGATCTTGCTGCTGGATTAGTAGCATGTAGCCAAGCAATGGGACAATCTCTTCGAGAAGATGTAGGAATGATGTTTGGTCAATTCCATATGAAAAAAGCACAAGCTGGAGCTATATTACTTCGTCTGAATAAGAAAAAAGGTTGGATTATTCCGCCTCCATTACATGTTCAACAATCAGAACAAGCATAACACCTTAATAGAAATTCAATTTATTCTTTATGGTTGTTGCAGTGGGCTTGTCTAGGGAAATAAAGGTTATTGGCGAATTAAAATAAGTGGCAGAGTCGTGACCGCTTTTTGGCCGTAAATGTGCCGGTTGTTTTAGAATCACCATGTTATATTTGTATTGTGAGAAGTGGCGGAAAACACTTCTCACAAGGATACCTTTATAATTCTAAACGGCTTCATATTGACGGCATAATTTAAAATCCGTAACCAGCTTTAATGGTATTGATTGAATGATCTCGTTAATATAGGAGGGCTTTTTGCTCTTCTCTCAGGAACTTGATACTGTGTAGATGCAGTTGTGCAAACAACATTGGCTTCTTGAGAAAAGAATAAAACTTCATTTACCGTATTTAAATTACAAATTAATAAGTAGTGATATAGCATCCATTCGGGTGCTTTTCTTTGTTATATAGAAATTACACATTAAACTAGTGAACATTTGAATGAGACAAGCATATACTACTTGTACCTTCATTAACTTTAGTAGCCTTGACTTTCGTTAATGGGATTCTCGTAATCCCTTAAAAGGAGCGCTCGCGGAAACGGGTGCTCTTTTTATTATATAAAGCGGATAGTTTTAACAGGAAGGAAGATAAATGATGGACGAAATACAACGATTTATTGCTAACAATACACATCAACTTGGATATATTATGGAAGAAGCTAGCAGGAAGTGGAAAGAGCAAGACCCTAAAGGCGCCTTGACAGTGGGACCATGTAAAGGAGTTATAGATTCTTATGGTAGTTATTATGATCTTTTAGAAAAGTTAGCATGCCTTCAAGAATGAAAGAACATTAAGCATAATGATTAAACCAATATCAATTATCCTAGGCGCTGCCGTTATCGGTTTAGCGTCTTATTTTATTGTGAGGAAGTGATGGGGTGTTTTGGTTAGGAGGTCTTATGGGATACTTCATAGGTACACTTGTTACTTTATTAGTAGTATATTTTGGTTATCGCATTGGTGAGGATAAAGAAGGTTAAGGGGTGAAGGAATGAACATTAATATTGAATCACTTAGAGAAGCCTTTAACAAGTTAGCGTATGAATTATATAAAGTAATCTCTCAGTTGTTTTCTAGCTACTGGGAACAAATTAAAGAACTTTCAGCAAAGTATATGGAGTGTAAGTTGGAACGTCCAGAGCGTCCAGTATATGGATACGTTAAACATAAAGTAATAAGATCACAGGTTATGTATCGTAAGCCTATCTGTGTACGAGCAAGGATGGTGTGCTAATGATTGACTATATTAAACTCATAAGAGAAGGAAAACTTATGAAGTTCTACAAGTCTAAAGAGTGGAGAGAGCTAAGGCTTAAAGCTTTAAAGCGAGATAACTATGAATGTCAGATGTGTAAGTCAAAAGGTAAATACAAACCTGCTGAGAATGTGCATCATCTTAAAGAAGTAAAGACGCATCCACATTTAGCATTAGACTTGGATAACTTACAATGTTTATGCATTCGATGTCATAATGAAGTACATGATCGGTTAGATAAGATTGAGAAGAAAAAACCTAAGTTCTTGAATGAGGAACGGTGGTAGCTATGATTATTGTGGATGGTAGTTGGACATTCGATACTGGCTTAATGATTCAATATGCTGATACTGATAAGGAAGAACGAACTTCATATGAACGTGACATGTTGAATCAGTTTAGAAAGTATTCTTACTGGCGTTACTGTCAGATAAGAGACTGTGTTAATCCAAGGAAGTGCAAACGACTTAAACTTATTGATGTAAGAGAAAGATCGCAAGATGAAGAGAAATTAAAATTTACTATAGATATTCTAAAGATTTCTAGTGAAGAAGTCTTTTTTATTTTAGATTTTATCGAAACATACTTTGAATTAGTTTCCTAAAACCCCCCCGGTCAAAAATTTTAGCTTTTTTTCTGGGGAACCATTCAACGGGGAGGGGACGTCGGAAAAAATATTTTTTGATTTTCTCACGTGAGGGGGAGGGGTGCACACAAAATACAGGGTGCATCCTTTTTAAATTCGTTTAAAACCGCCTCAAATTTGATGTATGGAAAGAGGTGGTGAATATGGATGAATAATAATGCGACACCTCAAGAAGCCGCTCACAGTGACTATTTAAGCGGTATGAAGTATAAGGATATAGCAGAAAAATATTCTGTTTCTATGAATACCGTCAAGTCCTGGAAAAAAAGATATAACTGGCAAAGAGAGGGTGCACACAAAACACAAAAGGTTGCAACAAGAAAGAGAAGGGTGCACACAAAACCAAAACCGAAAATTAATCAGCTAAAAGAGACCATCAAACAAGATCTGATGAATCAATTGCAGGAAAACGGAACATTCGGTGCACATTATGTAGATTTAGTATCTGACTATATGGCACTTTGGGATATTAAAAACAATCTTATCTTAGATATAGAAGAAAGAGGGGTTGTTGTTGAGTGGTCTAATGGAAGGCAACAGGGGAAAAAGAAAAATGAAAGCATCGGTGAATTAAATAAAACAAATGCTCAAATGTTGAAACTTTTAGCTGAATTAGGATTGAAAGCAACAGAAGTAGATAAGGATGAGGATGATGACGAAGACGTATAATTATCACCCCTACATTGATGATTACATGCGAATGGTTGAAAACGGAGAGATTCAAGCTTGTAAAGAACAAAAACAGCTTATGGAGTTTCTACGATGGAAATTAGATCAACCAAACGTTGTAATAGATGCAGAAGTAATTGAAAAATCAGTGGGTGTTCCAGCACCTTATTTTCCTTTTGAATTATTCCCGTGGCAGAAGTTTTGCAATGCATTTATATTTGGCGTTCGTTATGATGACGGTCGATTGATGTTTGATCGTTTTTTAAATTTATTGGGGCGTGGTGCTGGTAAAAATGGTTGGATGGGCTACGATAGTTTTTTTATGCTGACATCTCATCATGGAATACCAAACTACGATATTGATATTGTTGCAACATCAGAAGATCAAGCAAAAACTTCATTCGAAGATGTTTACAATGTTTTAGATGATCCAAAACATAAGAAAAAAATGAAGAAGAATTTTTATAAATCTCAAACATTGATTCAACATAAGCGTACAAAATCAAAAATGAACTACAATACATCGAATGCTAGAACAAAAGATGGTAAGCGTTCTGGTATTGTTATTTTCGATGAGATACATGAATATGACAATTACAAGAATATAAAGGTATTCACTTCTGGTCTTGGTAAAAAGAAAGATCCACGTATTTTCTATATTTCTACAGATGGTTATGTTCGTGGTGGTGTTCTGGATGATTTAAAAGAAGAAGCAAGAGCAGTATTAAATAAAGAGTTGCCAGATTCCACATTATTTCCGTTCATTTGTAAACTAGATGATCCAACAGAAGTAGATAGTGAAGAAATGTGGGAAAAAGCAAATCCATCATACCGATACAATACATCTTTACAACAAAAAATGCGTCAAGAATACTACGATATGCAGAAAAACAGTTCATTACGTATCGAATTTATGACAAAACGAATGAATTCACCAGTAGAGGATTCTAGAAAAGAAGTTGCAACCTATGAAGATAGATTAGCAACAGATCAACCTTTTCCAGAGAATCTAAAAGGTATTGATGCAGTAGGCGGTATTGATTTTGCAGATGTTCGAGACTTTTGTTCTGTTGGTTTGTTATTTAAACATGATGGGAAAAGATATTGGATGCAGCACACTTTCATTCATCATATGGCTTTAAAATTGCAAGATATCAACCCCGATATTATTGAAATTGCAAAAGAAAAAGGATTATGTACAATTGTTTATGATAAATCCATTGATGCAGATCGTGTTGTAAATTGGTATTTAGAACAAGCTAAGGTATTTAATATCAAGAAAGTCGCTTGTGATAGTTTCCGTGCTTCTATATTAGAAGGAAAATTCAAGGAAACAGGGATTCCCTTAGAAGTTGTAAGAAGAGGACCAATTACACATGCAAAATTAGCACCTTTAATTGATGAAATGTTTATTAAACAATTAATTGTATTTGGTGATGATCCGTTAATGCGTTGGTATGTAGGGAATGTTTATGTTGATGAAAAAGGAAATGGTAACAAAGAGTATTGCAAGATTGATAAAGAAAAACGGAAAACAGATGGTTTCTTTGCTTTTACTCATGCTTTAACACAAGATAGTGAATTAACAGAAGCAAAACCATTTTCTGTTGGTGCATTTAGAGTAAGAACTTACTAGAAAGGCAGGTGAGGGAATGGGTTTAATTGATTGGATAGGCGGTTGGTTTGGAAAAAAGAGTAGAGCAGATTTAAAAAGCTGTTTTTATGAAGCATCTGTTGATTACTTCTTTAAAAAACTAGCTGTTAATACTTGTGTAGATTTAATTGCAAATACGCTTGTTCGTTGTGAATTTCAAACCTTTGAAAAAGGAAAAGAGGTTCGAAAGGGAAATCACTATTTATTTAATGTGCAGCCCAACCAAAACCAAAACGCTTCACAATTTATGCATAGTTTAGTCTCACATTTAATTTATGATAATGAATGTTTAGTAATTATGCATAACGATCAACTATATATTGCAGATAGTTTTAGCAAAGAAGAATTTGCATTAAAAGAAAATATATATAAAGGCGTTACTGTTAAAAACTTCACTTTTACCGAAAAGGTATTTAAAGAGAGTGAGGTTTTTTATTTTCAATTAAATGATGAAAATATCATGAATGTAATTGATGGTTTATATAGTAGCTGGGGCAAATTAATTACTTCTGCTACAAGTATTTATAAGCGTTCTAATGCAATGCGTGTTGTTGTGAAAGGTGAATTTTTAAGAGCACAAACACCAGAAATGCAACAACAAATGGATGCAATGTTTAATGAACAATTCAAAGCGTTTTTTGAAGCAGATAATGCAGGTGCTGTGTTCCAATTACAAGATGGATATACATTAGAGAATTTTAGTAACACTTCCAAAGGAAATAAATTAGATAGTCGAGATATTAAAGCACTTGTTGATGACATTATTGATTTTGTTTCAATGGCTTTTCATGTACCAAAAGGAATGTTAAAAGGTGATGTTGTTGATGTCTCCAAGCAGACAGATAATTTCCTTATGTTCTGTATTAATCCGCTTGTAGAACTTATTACAGATGAAATAAATCGTAAGTTTTATAAGAAGGAAGAGTACTTAGAACGAACATATTTAAAGATAGATACAAGTCGTATTAAATATGTAGATATTACACAACTAGCAAGTGCTTGTGATGTGTTCTTTAGAATTGGCGCAAATTCAATTAATGATATTTTACGCATGTTAGGACGTGAACCAATTAATGAGGAATGGGCAAATAAACGGTATGTTACGAAAAACTATGAATCAGTTGAAAATGCTGCAGCATTAGGGGGAGGTGATGAGGATGACAGTAACGGAAATTCCGAAAATCAAAAATAGATTTGAAGTACTTAATAGTGCAAATACTGAAGAAGCAGATTTATATATGTATGGAACTATTTCAGCATATTCGTGGTATGACGGTATCTCAAGTAGTAAAGTACGAGAGCAGTTAAAGAATATTACAGCAAAAACAATAAACGTTCACATTAATAGTGGTGGTGGAGATGTATTTGAATCAATTGCCATTTCTAATTTATTAAAAAATCATTCTGCTCAAATCGTTATTCATATTGATGGTTTGGCAGCAAGTGGAGCATCTGTTATTGCAATGGCAGCCGATAAAATTATTATGCCGAAAAATACAATGATGATGATTCATAGAGCGTGGACATATGCAGCTGGTAATGCTGAAGGTTTACGAAAAGTAGCTTATCGCCTTGATAAAATTGATACTGCAGTAACAGAAAGTTACACTTCCCGATTTGTAGGAGAAAAAAACGAATTAGAGGAATTGTTAGCAGAAGAAACTTGGTTGACTGCTGAAGAATGTAAAACATTTGGCTTCTGTGATGAAATTGTAGATGAGATTGAAATACCAGAAGAAGATAATGAAGAAGATGAAGATGATGAAACAACAAAAGAAAAAATATTAAACAAATATAAATCATCAGTATCAGCTAGTACAAAAGAAGAAAACCAAGATAATACGAACAATACTAAAAATGCTTTATTTGCATTACTAACAGCACTGAACACTTCCAAAAGGTAGTGTTTTTTATTTTGCATAAAATAGGAGGAAATGAAAAATGGCAATTAAAAATTTAGATCGTGAAGCACAGAAACAAAATGAAATGAAAGAAAAATTATTGAATGCAATGAATAGTGGGAATGAAGAAGCTGCAGCTGCAGCTATGGTAGAGTTTGCAAATTCTATTCAAGAAAATATTATCAATGAAGCACGTCAAGCGGTAAATGAAGATTTAACAGATCAACAAGTAATGGCAAGCCGTGGACTACAAGTTTTAACAAAAGAAGAACAATCATATTACAATGAAGTAATTGCAAATAAAGGATTTGCAGGTACAGAAAAATTAGTTCCAGCAACAGTTTTTGAGCGTGTATTTGAAGAGTTACGTTTAAATCACCCGTTATTAAACCATATTCAATTTGTTAACACTACTGGTGTAACAGAATGGGTAGTGAAAAAAGGGCATGTACAATCTGCATGGTGGGGTAAACTTTGCGAAGAAATTAAAGAACTTTTAGATGATGGTTTTGAAGTTATTTCAACTAATCTATATAAATTAAGTGCATATGTTCCAATCTGTAATGCAATGTTAGATTTAGGTCCAATTTGGTTAGATCGTTATGTTCGTGAAATTTTAACGGAATGTATGGCAATTGCATTAGAAGAAGCAATTGTAAACGGAACCGGAAAAGACCAACCAATTGGAATGATGAAAGATCTTAATGCAGCAGTAACAGCAGGTGTTTATTCTGATAAAAAAGCAATTGCACTTACTAATCTATCACCAGCATCATTAGGTAAGGAAGTAATGGCTCCACTTACGAAAGGTGGAAAACGTGCAGTAAGCAATGCGTTAATGATTGTGAATCCACTTGACTATTGGGAAAAAATCTTCCCAGCAACAACGTTTTTAACACAGAATGGAGCATATGTATCTGGTGTACTTCCAATTCCAGCAACAGTTGTTCAATCATTAGCTGTTCCAAAAGGAAAGATGGTTGCAGGAATCGCAAAAGATTACTTTATGGGCGTAGGTTCAACGCAAAAAATGGAAAGTTCTAAAGAATACCGTTTCCTAGAAGATGAAACTGTTTATTTATCTAAACAATATGCAAATGGTCGTCCAAAAGATAATGAATCATTCTTAGTATTTGATATCAGTGGTTTAAATGCTGGTGGTAGTCAAACACCTACACCCTAAGAAATCCTCCACATTAAGAGTGGAGGGAATTGATTTTAGTGGCATGTTAAAACCAGAATTAATTGCTTACGCAAATCAACATAATATAGATATTTCTTCTGCAACCTTAAAAGAGGATATTCGTAAAATTATAGAGGAATCAGTTACAAATGGTGATTAAAATGGGGAAAACATTAGATGAAACATTACTTGAAGATGTAAAAAGCCGTTTGCGTATCACTTGGAATGATGAAGATGAACAAATAAATAAAACAATTGAACGTGGAAAGGCGTATTTACAAAATCTTTGTGGTACGTCTTTTTCATTTGATGAAGAAAATCAAGTAAAGCAATTATTGATTGAGCGTTGCAGATATGAATACAACAATGCTCTAGAAGATTTTGAAAAGAATTTTCGAGGGGAATTACAACGGTTAATTATAGATGCCGCCTTAAAAGAGAGGGCAAAAGATGAAGCCATATAACGAAACATTTAATGACGGTTTTCTAAAATACGGACGGACAGAAACAAAACGTAGTGAAAATGGAAAACGGATTAAGGGGATTTTTTCTGAAGAAGGTAAACTTGCTTTTAGGGAATTATCTGCACGGGATAGTGATTATCAATCTTGTGGACTATTAAATGCAAAGCTAGATAAGAAAGTAAAAACACTGTTTCCTCCTTCTTTTCGTTCCGTTAATAAGAACAAGTTAAAAGTAGTTATAGATGGTTTGCAATACGATTTGATTAAAGTCGATTCAGACAAGCAATATTTATATTTTTATTTGCAGGAAGTAGGTGGATATGATGAGCAACGAACAATCGAAGAAACGACTGCAAAAAATGAATAGCTTGCTAATTTCAAAGTTGAAAGAACATTTTGAGGTAGGGGTTTATCAAGATCAAGTGAGTGAAGATGAAGAAGAAAATTATCATTATTTCATTTTTGAAACAGGCGGTTTTGAAAAAACAGATAACAAGTTCACACTAAAACAAAATGTTTTAATTCGTTATTATTCTGAAAATCGTGATGATCTAGATGAAAGAATGTTAGATATTATTGCAGCACTTGAATCTGCAGGACATTCATTTCAACATTCTAATAAAACGTCTATTCAAAAAGGCGAACTAGATGAATACATTGATGAAATTGAGATTTATGTAACAAGGCTTGTAAAATATGGCTGCTAGTTCATGGAGTTTAGAGTTTGGAGATATTGAGAAATTAGAAAACAAACTGAAACAGATTCCGAACAAGTCAGAGCAAGCACTAAATAAAGTGCTACATAATGACGGTGTAAATTTAGCATTAGAATCTATTCAACCTCAAATCCCTATCTCTACATGGAAAGGGAGAGTTAGAAATAAACGACATGCAAGAAATGAAAAAGCACTAACAAATAGCAAAATGAACCTTGGTTTTACGATTCGTCCAACACCAAGGTTTAATTATTTAAAATATCCCGATTTAGGTATTGGGAGATCAGCAAAAAATACTCCTCAAAAAATATTGGAGCGAGGATTGCAAACAGCTACACCCAAAATATCTGAACGTTTAAATACGGAGTTAGATAAAGCTATTCAACAAACATTAGGAGGTTCATAATATGGCAAAAACAATTGTAGAAGAATTTGATCCAATGACATTTACCAATGTAGGGATTCAATTTATCGAAGGTGGAGTACAACAAACAGGAACAAAGTTTGGTTGTGTGGGAACTATCGAAGGTGAAACGGAAATGCTTGAAATCGTTAAAAAGTGCGAGGGATTAGAAGTAAAAAAGATTTCTAGACCATCCAAAATAACTTTGACTCTTTCGGGACATTTACGTGTAGACGTTCTTAGAAAGATTTTCGGAATAAAAACAGATGGCTTAAAACCTGGCGTATGGTCATATGGTGCTAAATCTAAAGGTAAACCATTCGTCCTAACTGCTGATGTAGTTGATGAATTTGAAGATTTACAAAAACTAGTTGCCTTTTCTAACTGTGCTTCTTCAACAGGATTCAAATTTAAAATTGAAAATGGCGCTGATGAAGTTGCAGAAACAGAGTTAGAATTTACAGCAATGAAGGATAGTAATGGTGAAATGTACTATGAAGCATTAGTAGATGAATTAGAAGATCAAACAGTAAAAGATCAATGGCATACAAAATTCACACCAGAACTAGTAAAAGCGACAACTCAAACACCACAACAGTAATAGGGGGGCAACAAATTGGTGAAAGTAGAAATTGTAAAATTACAAGAAGTAGAAACTGTACAGTTAGACAACGGACAATTCCAAAGAATAACTAAAAATCAACAAACTGTCCCTTGTTATATTACAAATTATGCAGTGAAGAAGGGAAAAGATTTAGGATTACTAGAAGAATCCCTTTTGCAAGGGTTATTTAAATTAAAAGGTTTAGTGAACGTTGATCCAAATCAACTTGATAGTATAGATAGTACTGCTTTACAAGGAATTGACGAAGTTGAATTACAAAAGATCATTTATTTAGGGTGCTTAGGTGCAAATAAAAATTTCCCTTATGATTTTGATGCATTTTTAGAGCGATTTCATTATTCCTTTGATGCAACAGTAAAATTATATGCACAATTAATTTCTGGTGTAACAACGGGACAACAAAACGGATTTGCACAAGGATTAGACAAAAGTACAAAAACGGGAAAAAAGAAATTCAACCACCGAAAATAAACATTGAATGCATAGAGGACAAATATGTTCTCTATGTTTTAATTTATGGGATTGATCCAGATACATTTTGGCACTTTCCTGTTGCATCGGTGGAGCGAATAGCTGAAGGAAAACTTGCTTTTGATGGTTGGAAAGCCAATCCACGTTAAAGAAAGGCAGGTGAAAATATGGCAAATGGTCCAGAATCAAAAATAACATTTAAAGTTTTCAATCAAGAATTTAATAAAGCAATGGGTGAAATGAAGAATGAAAGTACAAAGTTACGTCAAGAATTCACCTTGCAACAAGAACAACTTAAATTAAGCAGTACAGAAACAGAAAAACTAACTGCAAAGTTAGGATATCTACAGCAGCAACAACAATTAGCAGCGCAAAAAGTTGCAGCAACTGAACAACAATTAAGTAAAGCAAAAGCTATATATGGTGAAAACTCTGTAGAAGTTGAAAAACTTGCACGTCAATTAGCGAATGCTCAAATAGCTGAACAAAAGTTTTCAAATCAAGTTAAAGAAACAGAATCAGCACTTCAAAGATTAGGACAACAAAATAGTGTTGCTGCACAAGAATTAAATAAATTAAGTGCAGAAGAAACTAGTCTTGCAAATAAATCAGCAAAATTACGTGCTGAATATGATTTGCAACGTGCAGCACTTGGTAATAATGCAACTGAATCTGAAAAATTAACGGCAAAGATTCATTACTTGGAACAAGCTCAGCAAAATGCTGCTCAACAAACACAAAATTGTGTACAGAAATTAGAAGCTGCTAAATCACAGTATGGTGAAAATTCTGCTGAAGTAAATAAGCTTGAAACAAAATTATTACAACTAAGAGCCGCAGAACAACAATTGCAAAATGAAGTTCAACAAACAAATACAGCACTATCTGAACAAGCAAACACTGCAAGCCAAGCATCAGAGAAAATTAATGCTGCTGGTGAAAAGATGCGAAGTGCTGGGGAAGCTATGTCTACGACAGCAACACCAGCTATTTTAGGTTTAGGTGCAGGAGCAATGAAAGTAGCTTCTGATATGGATGCTTCACAAAGAAAAATCCAAGCAAGTTTAGGTTTAACAGCTGAAGGTGCTCAAAATCTTGAAAAGATAGCAGAAAGCACTTGGAAAAATGGATTTGGTGAAAATCTAGCGGAAGTTGATACAGCATTAATAAAAGTATTTCAAAATATGCGTGATGTTCCACATGAGGAATTACAAGATGCAACTGAAAATGTATTAACACTTGCTCAAACATATGATGTTGATCTGAATGAAGCAACCCGTGGTGCAGGACAGTTAATGTCACAGTTTGGTTTATCTACACAAGAAACATTTGATTTGCTTGCTGCAGGTGCTCAAGAAGGTTTGAACTATTCGGATGAATTGTTTGATAATCTTTCAGAATATGCACCGCTGTTTAAACAAGCAGGTTTTTCTGCTGATGAGATGTTTAATATTCTAGCAAATGGTACTCGTGATGGTTCTTACAATCTTGATTATATTAATGACCTTATAAAAGAATTTGGAATTCGTGTGCAAGATGGTTCAAAAGGTGTTACTGAAGGCTTTGGAGAGTTATCGCAAGAAACTCAAGGCGTTTGGGCAAGTTTCAATGAAGGAAAAGCAACTACAGCTGATGTGTTCGATGCTGTATTAAACGATTTAAAACAAATGGATGATAAAGTAAAAGCTAATCAGATTGGGGTTGCTCTGTTCGGTACGAAATGGGAAGATATGGGTGCAGAAGCTGTTTTGCATCTAAACGAATTAAATGGTGGACTAGGCAAAACTGAAGGCGCTATGGATAACATGAAAAAGATCCAAGAGGAAGCATTTGGGCAACAGTTTAAAAGTATGTTGCGAGAATTAGCAGCTGCTCTTGAACCTTTAGGGAAAGTTTTATTATCGTTAGCAAAAGATATCATGCCTTCTATTTCAAGTGCAGTAAAAACCGTATCAGATGGATTTAATAATTTATCTCCAACTGCTCAAAAGATCATCATAATAGTTGGTGGAATTGTTGCCGCCATTGGTCCCTTGCTTATAATTCTATCCTCACTTGCACCACTAGCTGGTGCATTAGCTGGTGCATTGGGAATTACTGCAGGGGCAATGCTTGGGTGGATAGCCATTATCCCGATTATTATAGCGGCTGTTGTTGGATTGGTTGTTGCAATCGTTCAGAATTGGGATTCTATTAAAGAATGGACCATAAATACTTGGAACGCTATTAAGGAATTTTTAATAGGTATTTGGGATGGTTTACTTCTAACATTGACTAATACTTGGAATATGATTAGCACAACTACAACAACAGTTTGGACTGCTATTTCAGAATTCTTCACAATGATTTGGAATGGCATTGTACTGTTTATCACTACAGTTTTACAGGGGATTGCTACATTTTTTACAACAACTTGGACTGCTATTTCAACTTTCTTTATGGAAATTTGGAATGGAATTGTAGCCTTTTTAACACCTGTCTTACAAGGGATTGCAGATTTCTTTTCATTGATTTGGAATGGTATTTCTACTGTAATTCAAACCGTATGGAATTTTATTAGTCAATATTTACAAGCGATTTGGAATGCTATTTCTTACTTTGCAACGCCAATATTTGAAAGGATTAAAACTTTTATTACAGGTGTATGGAATACAATTAGTTCTACTACAAGTACGGTTTGGGAAGCGATTAAAAACTTCTTATCTACTTGTTGGAATGGACTAGTTTCTTTTGTCACGCCTATTTTTAATCGTATTAAAGATTTTATTGTTTCTGTATGGAATACAATTAGTTCTACTACAAGCACGGTATGGAACACGATAAAAAATTTTTTATCAAGCATTTGGAATTCTATTGTTTCTGTGGTAACTCCAATTTTCAACAACATAAAATCAGCAATATCTACTGTTTGGAATGCAATTAGTAGTACAAGTAGCAGTGTTTGGAAAGGCATAAAATCTACTCTTTCAAGTATATGGGAAGGTATTAAATCGACAGCTTCTAGTGTTTGGAATGGGTTAAAAGAAGTAATTATGACACCCGTTCGTTGGGTTACTGGTGCAGTAGAAGGCGCTTTTAATGGAATGAAATCTGCTGTATTAGGTGTTTGGGATGGTATCAAAAGCGGTATCAGAACAGTCATTAATGGTATTATTAGTATGATTAATAAATTCATTGATGGATTTAATACACCTGCTAATCTATTAAATAAAATTCCCGGTGTAGATGCACCAACCATTCCACATGTACCGATGCTTGCAAAAGGTGGGCATGTTTTAGGGGATGGACAATTTATTGCCGGTGAAGCTGGTCCCGAATTATTCAGTAAAAAAGGAAATAAAGTATCTGTTACACCTTTAAGTTCTTCAGAAAAAGCAGCTGGTATTGGTGGACAATTGAACTTACTTACAAGAAATGTTGCGGAAACGATACAAAATGCAGCTGCACAATTGGCACAAATAGTTGCATTTGATGTACCCAATGCATTAGGGGATGCACTTTTAAATGGTCTTCCTAATATTGTAGGAACAACAACAGGAGAAGGCAGTAATCAACAACCAATTGAAGTTAATTTTTATAATACTGTTCGGAATGAACGTGACATTGATCGTATGTTTGAAAAAGCGGATGATTGGTTTGCACAAAAAGGACGTAACTTGAATATTGGCATAGGGAGGAATTGATTTGCTAGACATTGGAATTGATAAGGGATTAGCGAGTGATTACGGATTATGCATGGTAGATCGTCCTGTTATTCCTACTGCAAAACAAAAAGTAGAACACATAGAAGTACCCGGAAGGCACGGTTCACTCACGAAAAAAGGGGCATTTGAGGATGTACCTTTTAAAATTAAATTTAATTTGCTAGAAGAAGAAAATATAAAACCTTTAGTACGTGATATAAAAGTTTGGCTTGCGAATGGTAAAACTCTCTATTTTACAGATGATGAGGTATATCGAAAAATCAAACATGTAGAAATCGGCGACATTGTAAATGAAATTGAAGAGTACGGAGAATTTGAAGTGGAATTTACACTTGATCCTTTTGAATATGTTGAAACAGTTCCATTTGTAGTAACGAAATCAGAAACGTTTATGAATATCGGAACATATGAATCTGCTCCTAAATTTGAGATTTTTGGGAATAATGATGTGCGAATTATGATAAATGACGTTTCCTTTCAAATAAAAGGAATAACCAATTTTGTTATAGTTGATTCTGAACTTCTCATTGCTTATGAAGGCACAAAACCAATAAAAACAGTAGGGAGTTTCCCTGTTTTCAAAGTTGGAGAAAATACAATTACATGGTCTGGAAATGTAAATAAAATTCTAATTGAACCACGGTGGCGATATGTATGATTACACTATATGAAGCAAATGAAACAGATTTTACACACAATGGAATAGGGGTTTTAGATAACCATATTTATGATGCAACTGTTGAGGAAGAACTCAACGGTTTATTTGTATTTACTTTTAGTTATCCTTTATTTGCTCCTCACGGAACAAAAATTGATGGTATGAGCATTGTTAAAGCACCAACACCTGATGGAGATCAATTATTTCGTGTTGTGACACCTAAACCAAGCATGGGCGAATTAAAAGTACAATGCTATCACATTTTCTATGATCTAACTGAAAACTTAATTGAGGATATATTTATTCAAACAACAAACGGAAACGGTGCAATGAATCGTTTATCAGCAGGATGTCAATATAAGCATCCGTTTACCTTTTATTCTGATATACCAACCATTGCAAGCGCTCGTATTGTACGGAAAAATCCAGTCGAAGTGATTTTAGATAATAATCAAGATAACTCTTTTATCAATCGTTGGGGTGGCGAATTAAAACGAGATAATTTTGATGTGAAAATGTTAAAGAATCGGGGAATGGATAGAGGAGTTGTCATTCAACACAAAAAAGATTTATTAGGATATGAAGGAAATGTTGATTGGAAAAGCCCTGTTACAAGGATTATGCCACAAGGGTTTGATGGTTTGCTTTTACCAGAAAAATATGTTGATAGTCCACTTATAAATAAATATCCTCATCCTAAAATTAGAGTGGTGGAATTTAAAGATATAAAAGCAGCTATTGGAGATCATGCAAAAGATGAAGATGCAGTTCCATTGGAAGAAGCATATAAATTATTGCGCAAAGCTGCAAAAGAAATGTATGAGATTCAAAGAGTAGATCAACCCAAAGCAACATACAAAGTTGAATTTCTAGAACTATCACAAACAGAGGAATATAAAGACTATGCTGTTTTACAGAAGGTGTACATGGGGGATATCGTTACTATCAACCATGAAGAAGATAACCTTCATATTCAAGCAAAAGTAAATGCATATAAATATGATCCAATTGAAAAGAAATATATCGACTTAACGATTGGGAATTTTAAAGAATCCTTTACAAACTTAGCCAATAAGCTGGATCAGATGCAAAATAACTTAGAAGATATGCCATATGATATTTTAGATGCAGCAAAAGAACATGCAACCAATTTAATTAATAGTGGTTTTGGTGGTCATGTTCGCATACATCCAGACAGAATTTTGATTATGGATACAAAAGATGAAATGACAGCTACAAAGGTTTGGCAATGGAATATTAACGGTTTAGGGTATTCGAGTACTGGAATCAATGGTCCATATGGACTTGCGATGACAATGGATGGGCGAATTGTTGCTGATTTTATTACTGCTGGAACAATGAATGGGAATTTAATAAAAGGTGGAGAAATAAACGGTGCTACTTTAAGAACGTCTGATACAAAAAATTACGTAAGTATATCAAAACAATTTATACGTTTGTTTGAGTCAGACATTACCCGTATGTTTTTAGGATATTATACAAACTCGAGAAAAGAAATGCAGCCTACTCTCTTTTTAGGTGGAGATAATGATGTAACTGCTTCACAGGGAGCGGTAGCAGTATATCAACTTTCTGACAGGTATCCCAAAGTTGGCGGCATTGGTATCACTAGAGGATATGAAAGCGGAAGTAAAACAGATTTGTACTTTCCAGCAAGTATTATCTTCGACCAAAATGGAAAGATGAGTATAAAAGCAGAAGAGTCTTTAAATATAGATGCATTATACTCATACATGAATTTAACTGCTGCAACAGATTTCGCAGCGAAAAGTAAAAAGAATCTCATGCTTGAAGCGACTGAAGAGAATATGCATTTTACAGCAGGAAAAGGATTCCTGTTTCATCAAAACGGAAAGAGAATCTTTTCGGTAAAAACTTCTTCTAGCGGTGATACAGACTTAGTGCTTCAGTATTCTTTGCTACGAAATTCTAATTCTGCAAATGGATACCTTCAAGTTATGTCTGGCACTGGTTCATTTTATGGTGGGATTTTAGCCGCTGATTTTAAAGTATCATCAAAGAAAAAATACAAGACAAACATTCGTGATATTGGATTTAGTGCATTAGATAAAGTAATGGATTGGGATATTAAACAATACAACCTTAAAACAGATATGGCAAAACTTTATGATATGCGTATGAATCGAAAAGAAGGAGAACCACCAATTACTACTGATGCAATTCCAACACATTATGGTTTAGTTATTCCAAATGAAGAGGAAGAAACAGGTGTAGGTTTATATGGTATGCTCTCACAATTAACAAAAGGGTTTCAAGAATACGTAACAAAAACAGATGCTAGAATTGAAAAAATAGAGCCACAACAGCCTAAGGGAAATGTAAAGCATAGAGGAAGATCAAAACGCACGAGAAGACCACCTAAACGCCTTAAAAAAGGTGCGATTGAAAGGAGCGTAACGAAATGAGAAATGAAGTAATTATAATTGATTTGGCTGATCCAGTATTCACAAAAACCATTCGTTTACGCCAAAATGATAAAAATGGCTTAAAACTAACTGTATATCTAAAAGATAATGGTAGAGTAGTTGATTTAACTGGATATGTAGCAAAGTATGAAGCAACAAATAATAAACAGTTTATTCGGGATGATGCCAAAATTATTGATGTAAATAATGGAATCATTGAATATATATTACCTGCTAAAGCGGTCTCAACTTCTAACGAATGGATGGCTTATTTTGTTATAGAAAAGGGAGATTCAGAACGTACAAGCACACCAGATATCCGAATTGTTTTAAGAAGAGATGTCAAAGAAGGAAATATCAAACTGGAAAGTTATATTTCTGATTTTGAAAAAGCCTTGGAACAAGTAGCAGGATATAGAAAAGAAATTGATGATACAAATAAACTAATCGTAGAGTTAACAAAATTAATTAATGCAAATAATGTTCAAGTGCCAAAAATCACAACAGATGTAGGTGGTGCGTTAATCTCGGTTAGTGATCCTACAAAAAATATTCTTGATGAAATTGTAGCCAGAGGACTAGGGATAAACACAATTTATTGTCATGGCAGTGTGCAAGGAAATACACCTAACGCTAAATCGTGGCGTGGTATCTCATTTATAAATTCCCCTACTTACGGATTTATTTTTGCAAAAGATTATCAAAACAAACTCTGGACTAATTATATTGATGATGCAAAAGGTTGGTTAGGATGGCAGGAACATCCATCATTTGAAGATGTGAAAAAACTGTTCTCATTATGGGGATTTGACGAAAAGAGATTGCTTTTGAATGGTAAATCAATTTTAGAAGAAGAAGCTGATGCTTTAGTTATTAGTAAAGACTCGAAATATAAAAAAGTTAAAGTTGAAGCTGATCTCTTAATCCACAATAAACTTCAAGCTCCTTCTAATGTGGCTGTTTGGTTTCATAAAGAAAAACGCTACAATAACGGAAAGTGGATTGTAGAATTTAATGATCTTCCTCGTTGGGGGTTTAATAGAAGTGTAGACCGTTCTGGTGGTCTATTTCATATTAAAGAAAGTGGTATCTATGATATACATGCTTACATGTCTTCATTAGCCCAAACAGCAGATGCTGAACATATTCTGGAAATCCACATATTAGACGCAAGTGGAAAAACAATTGAAGAGCATGAAATTGCAGGGGAAGTTTCAGGATATGTGAGTAAATGGATTAGGATGACAGGTAGTTTTTGTTGGTACTTTACAGCAGGGCAAAAATTTAAGGTTGTTTATAACAATAAAGACAAGGATCAGATTTATGTTTGGGAAGCGAGAACTACTGTTACCCAGTTATCAAAAGGGTTAGATGAAAATACACCGGTCTAAAAGCAAGCGTGCATGAGCAGGCTTTTTTATTTTGCTTGAAAGGAGGTGATTACGATGTAGAAAAAGATAAGAAATAATGCGGTAAAAGTAAGAGCCAATTAAAGAGAATCAAAAAATCAAACAACAAAATTCAAGGGAGATGTTCAATAATGACTAACAATGAATTAAAACAAGAGGTAATTAAAGAGATTCAACAACAATTCGGATTAATTCCAGGATTCTTCAGTGAGGATAAGGAAGCACAAGCTATCTTCTTAAATAAAGGTAGTTATGAAAGCAGTGTTTGGATGGATGGCGAAGGACTCTTTTATATGGATGATGTAGCATGGGAGGAATTAGCGATT